GGGATGCGGGTACGTTGGAGTTTACCCCGACTTGCCCCAGAAGCACCTACAACATCCAGATTCAAGCAATGGTGGAATACCTTGCTGCCCTTGAAGCAAGGGCGGTTATGGAGAATATTTCTCTGGCAGATGTCGGTTAGCAAACATGATCTTGGGTCTGTAATTATTGTGGAAAGGAGGTGCTGGTAATGAGAAACAAGATGGAAGCTCTCGGTTGGGTCACTGCGTTCATTGGCATGATCGGCCTGCTCGTGTTCAGTCCCGTTCTCACATTCGGGTTCGCTTGGATCGGCGGGTGGATACTGAAGGTCTGTGTCGGTACTACTATCGCTGACGGCATGAATCTGATGTTCAACACAACGCGCTTTACGCCGGATTTCATTCCCTTGGCCTGTGCGACTCTCGCCACTATCGGCAAGTATTTCAAAAGCACACAAACCAACAACAACGAAAGGAGATAATACCAATCCTGGTAAACCAGGTTCGTATGAGATTGGTAAGCATACGGTAAAGCTGCCTGTTACAGCGTGAAAGCCCTTGGGCAAGTAGCATGGGAGGATTAGGCAGTTGGCCTCAGCCATGATGGTTGTGGTCGGTATGAAGTACATCGTTTGTTTTTCTGGCGGTCATTCATCTGCGATTGCCGCCGTGGAAGTAGTCAGAAAGTACGGGGCAGAGAACACGATTTTGCTCAATCATGATCTTTGTCCCCGTACCGAAGACAAAGACATCAAGCGTTTCAAAAATGAGGTTGCGGACTATCTGGGCGTTCCTATCACATACGCCAATATGCCTGGATGGGAAACCAAAGATCAGTTTGATGTGTGCATGGAGATCAAAGCGTTCAAGTGCGGCGCACAGTCCACCGCTCTCTGCACCAATAGGCTGAAAACTGAGCCGTTCCATAAATGGCTTGCTGAGCATTATCCCGCAAATCCTCCAGAAATCCGAGACGACATTTCCTTGGTATACGGTTTTGATGCCAATGAGCAGCACCGCATCCGGCGTAGAGTCGGCATTATGGCTGCTATGGGTTATCAGACTGAGTATCCGTTGACTTGGGAAACGAGAACGATCCATGAGATTGAGGAGGTTGGGATTGATCGTCCGAAACCTTACAGCATTTTCAACCATGCAAATTGTACCGGTTGCCTAAAAGCTGGTAAACAACACTGGTTTATTGTGTATTGCCTCTACCCTGAGATATGGGCAAAGGCAAAGCAAGCTGAGGATGCGATCGGGTACAGTATTCTAAAGCAAGGTTATCTTTCAGAATTTGAGGCGGAATTTGCCAAGCTCAAAGAAAAGGCGTTGCCGCCCACTGAAAAAACCAAACCTCAAAAATTCTGGGCAGTCGCACGGAAACTCATTAAAGATGATGATAAGCTACCGTGTGAGTGCTCATTCTGAAGGAGTGATTACGATGAAGGTTCTTGTGATCGTAGATATGCAGAACGATTTCATTAACGGTGCCCTTGGGACGCCGGAAGCACAGGCCATTGTAGATAACGTCGTTAAGAAGGTCAACTGTTTTGATGGCGACGCGATCTACATTACCAAGGATACGCACCAGCGTAACTATCTGGAGACTCAGGAGGGCAAGCTGCTCCCTGTTGAGCACTGTATTGAGGAGACGGCAGGATGGAGACTTCATGACGCTGTGGCTACAGCTGTCAGCCATGCGGCTATTGACTCTCACAAGGGTGTGTCGGTATTCCAGAAGGACACTTTCGGCTCTGTTGATCTGGGCGAGTGCCTGGATACTCTTTCTCAGCGGCAGCGTGTAGATGAGGTGGTTGTGGTTGGCCTTTGCACCGATATCTGCGTTATTTCCAACGCTTTGCTTATCAAAGCGTTTCTGCCAGAGGCCAAGATCACCGTTGATGCTGCCTGCTGTGCTGGTGTAACCCCTGAAAGCCACGCCAATGCTTTGGCCGCTATGAAGGTGTGCCAGATCAACGTGGAGAACTGGGAGGGCTGAGATGTTTACGGTAAATGGTGAAAAGCTCTCCCCTACATCTTTCCCGGACAAAACCTGCTCTTTGCGGCTTTATGCAAGAGACGACGCTTACAAGATTGACTGGAAGTATGATGGCGACCACGAGTGTATGTTGCTTTGGAATCTTGTTCATCATATCCGGGCCAACAATGGGGAGAACACCCCGATTGGGCTGTATATGCCATACGTGCCCAATGCGCGTATGGATCGTGTGAAAAACTGCGATGAGGTTTTTACCCTCAAATGGTTTGCGGAGTTTATCAACAGTCTGCATTTCTCCTATGTCCAAGTGTTTGATCCCCACTCCAATGTCTCTGAGGCTTTGATTAACCATGTCGAGCCTATTGCAGCCCATGACTGTATCGAGTCGGTGATCGACAAACTGAACGGTAAGCGCAATATGGATGTTTTGCTGTGCTACCCCGACGAGGGTGCAGCCAAGCGGTACTCTGCTATGTTCCAGATGGACTATGTGTTCTGCATCAAGCACCGCGATTGGCGTACCGGCAAAATTGAACGTCTGGAACTGACTGACCCCGAAAAAGTTGCTTGGCGGAATATTTTGATTGTGGATGATATCTGCTCTCGTGGCGGTACATTTACTCATACCGCCCATGCTTTGAGAGGTGCTGGAGCAAAAGAAATCTTCCTTTATGTCAGTCATTGCGAAGATACTATTTTGCAGGGCGACGTATTGACGGACGGCGTTATCTCTCATGTGTTCACAACCAGCAGCATCCTTCGTGCTTCTCACGAAAAAATCTCCATCATTGACTGAAAGAGGGTATCAAACAATGATTTCATACAATCCACTGCTCTGCTTGGATTTCTATAAAACAGCCCACGCCGAGCAGTACCCGCGAACCTTGACCAAGATGGTGTCCTACTACACACCTCGCATGACTCGCCTGTCTGATGTGAACAAGGTTACGATGTTCGGCTTACAGGCGTTTATCCAGGAATACCTGATTGAGGCGTTCAATACTTATTTCTTCAACCGTCCTCTCGGTGAGGTTATGAAGGAATACGTTCGGGTTTTGGGCTGCACCATCGGTACAGATGGCGTTGGCTATGGTCGCGTGAAAGAGCTTCATGAGCTGGGCTACCTACCCCTCATGATTCGCGCTGTGCCAGAAGGTGCTCGTACCGATATCCACGTCCCGCAAATCGAGATCTCGAATACTAACCCTCACTTTGTCTGGTTGGTCAACAGCATCGAAACTATGCTATCTTGCTCCATGTGGCACACTCAGATCTCGGCTGAGGTGGGATACCGTTATCGGCAAATCGTCAACAAGTTTGCCGACATCACCTGCGACGACAATGTAGTGCGGGCCAAGCTCCTGGGCGACTTCTCCATGCGCGGTCAGGAAAGCGTGGAGAGCGCCACCAAGAGTTCTGCTGCGTTCTGCCTGAGCTTTTTGAATACGGCCACAGTGCCGGCCATCCTTTGGCTGGAAAAGAATTACGCCTGCCGTGTTGAGAATGAGCCTGTGGCTTATGGTGCTCTATCTACTGAGCATAGCGTCATGTGCTCCAACTATGCTGTGGATGGTGATGAGGTAACGCACATCAAGCGTCTGCTGAAAGAAGTTTACCCGCACCAGAACTTTTCCATGGTTAGCGACAGCTATGACTACTGGAACCTGGTAGACAATATTCTTCCTCAGATCAAGGACGATGTTTTGGCGCATGATGGGTGCCTGCTTATCCGTGGAGACAGCGGCGACCCTGTGGAGGTCGTAACCAAAACTGTATTCAAGTTGTGGGATATCTTCGGCGGCACCGTAAACAGTAAGGGCTACAAGGTTCTTGATCCACACGTTAAGGCGCTCTATGGCGACAGTATTACTCCGCAACGCTGCGAGGCGATTTATCAGATTCTCATAGAGCGTGGGTTCGCTATCAACAACGTCTCGTTGGGTGTTGGCTCCTTCTCCATGCAGTGTCTGGAGGCAACAGACGGTGACAGCAGGGCTTATGCACCTTATACCCGTGATACCTTTGGCATTGCTGTCAAGGCTACCTATGCTGAGGATTACAACGGCAAGCCCATTATGATTTACAAGAATCCCAAGACCGATAGCGGCAACTTCAAAAAGTCTCAGCGTGGATGCTGCCGTGTCACCAGGAGCCTCCCCAGTGGCAACTATTGTTACACAGACGGCCTTACTTGGGAACAGGCACAGGAAGATAACGAGCTGAAAGTTGTGTTCAAAAACGGCCAGATGCTCAAGGTTTTCACCTTGGACGAGGTACGCAAAAATCTCCACGGAGGTGAGTTTTAATGTTGTCCGATCCGAAGCGAACCAAGAATGAGATTGTCCAGTGGGTTCGTGACTACTTCAATATGAACGGCCCCAAATGTGACGCTGTGGTCGGCATTTCTGGCGGCAAAGATTCGAGTGTCGTCGCCGCCCTCTGTGTTGAAGCCCTGGGAAAGGAAAGAGTTGTTGGTGTCCTTATGCCGTGTGGAGAGCAGGCTGATATCGAGGACAGTAAGCGGGTCGTGGAGCATCTTGGCATCCGGTCGTATCAGGTAAATATCCAAAGCCCTGTTGATTCCATTTTGTTTAGGGTTCGCATCAAGATGGAAGTCAGTGAGCAAACGAAGACGAACCTGCCTGCCCGTATCCGCATGACCACGCTCTACGCTATCGCCCAGTCCCTTCCTAATGGTGGGCGGGTCGCTAACACCTGTAACCGCTCTGAGGATTTTGTGGGGTACTCCACCAAGTTTGGTGATAGTGCTGGCGATTTCAGCCCTCTTGCCAATTTGATGGTACATGAGGTCATTCAGATTGGTCACGCACTGGGTCTGCCTGCCGAGCTGGTAAACAAGGTGCCCTCTGATGGTCTTTGCGGGAAAACCGATGAGGATAATCTGGGCTTTTCCTATGACGACCTCGATAGGTATATCATTACCGGCACCTCTGGCAACGAGGCTACCGATACCAAAATTGCCACCCTCCACACTCATAATCTCCACAAGCTGAACCCTATGCCGTCCTTCGATCCCTTATTGAGGATGCAGCCATGAGTGAGCGTGTATATCTGACTGGCACCAGCTTGGCGGGGATGTCTCCCACACGCTCCCGCGCCGAGCATGACTTCTATGCCACTCCTTTTGAAGCGACCCGTGCCATCCTCGACCGTGAACAGCTCGTAGGCTCTATCTTAGAGCCTGCGGCTGGTCAAGGTCATATCAGCAAAGTCCTTCGGGACTACTATCCCGACAGCGAAATTGCCTCCACCGACCTAATCCAGCGTGAGGATAAATTTGGGTGTAATGTAGTGGGTGGTGTGGACTTCCTCACCACGACATATACCACCCCGTACAACAACGTAATCACCAACCCGCCGTTCTCGTTGGCGAAAGAGTTTATCGAAAAGGCACTGAAGGTTGCTACTAACAAGGTGATTATGTTCGCCAAGATCCAGTTGTTGGAGGGTGCAGCCCGAAAAGAGCTGTTGATGAACTCTCCATTAAAACGGGTCTATGTATTTTCCAAGCGTGTCAGTCCGCTTAACAACGGCCTTGACCACGACGAGAAAGGTAAGCCTTGGGCGACAACGATGTGTTTTGCTTGGTTTGTCTGGGAGCATGGCTACACTGGTAAACCAGAGATTTGTTGGATCTGAAAGGAGGCTGTCATGTTTGACGCTATCACAGCGTTGTGTGCGCTCCAGCAGGAGTCCAGCACATTGAAGAAGCAGGAGATGTTGCGGCGGTATAAGGATAATGAGCATTTTCGCAAGCTCCTTTACTATGCACTTAACCCCATGCTTACTTACAAGATTTCGGAGCAGACGATGAGCCGTCCGGTTAAATATAATCCGACTATTACTCTGACGCTGTGCGACATCTACACAATTTGCGATACCTTATCAGCCAAGAAAGCCCTGGACGATGTTACGGTCTATCAGGTGTGTGCATTTCTGCAAGCGTGCCCAACTGGTGTGAAGGAGTTTTACACGAAGCTGCTGGCAAAGACACTTCGCCTGGGTGTTACTGCCAAGACTGTAAACAAAGTCATTCCGGGTCTGATCCCAGAGTGGGAAGTCCAGCAAGCATATCCTATTGATAAGTACCCGCTCAAAGAGGGGACGTGGTTCGCCCTTACTCAGAAGCTCAACGGTGTTCGGGCCACTTTCTACAAAGGTAAGCTCTATGCCCGTAGCGGTGTTCCTTACGAGGGACTTGACCACATCACGGACATTCTGTCCAGCAACAAAACGTTTTCTGGCCTGGTGTTCGACGGAGAGTTGACACTGATAGACAAGGGCGACCTGAGCGACAATGAGGCATTCCGCAAGGCTACTGGCATCATCAACTCTGATGACGTGGATAAAACTGCAATTTGCTACACTATTTTTGACGTGATCAACACACCAGAGTTCGAGTCTGACAAGTGTGTTATCGCTTACTTCAAGAGCTATGAGGAACAGAAGCCCTCTTTGAACCCGCCGTTTAGCAGTGTCTATGTTTGTATGGGACTGCTGCCCAAGCAAATTGTCTTTGAGGAAATAAAAAAGGTCTGACTGGTCATACGGTGCAACAAAATCTCTTGACTTGAGCAGCAGTATGTGCTATACTATTTGATAGGAGGAACCTCTTTTGAATTACAAAACTGCCCTTTTCTGCGAGTTTGATAAGTACGCCGCAGAAAGTTACTGTGCTGTGCATGGGACTGACCCAGCGCTCAACATCGGCGATATCACCAAGGCCGACGAGAAGAGCGTCCCCGACTTCAACGTGATGTTCGGCGGCTCCCCGTGTCAGGATTTCAGTATCAGTGGCAAGCAGGGGGGGGCTGTGTGGACTTGTAAACACTGCGGCCACACCTACAACCCCCTGGAAGCCCACTTTACACAGCGCGACCACTGCCCCAAATGTGGGCACACAGAGATTGAGAAGACCCGCTCTTCGCTCTTGGTTGAGTGGCTTCGTTTCCTGAGAGAGAAGAAGCCCCGTTTCGCCATCTATGAGAACGTCAAGAACATCACCGGATCTCGTTTCCGCACCACTTTTGACCTCTTTGTCAAAGAGCTGGAGGACTATGGCTACAACGTCTACTGGAAAGTGTTGAATGCCAAGAACTATGGTATTCCGCAAAATCGGGAGCGTGTGTATTGCGTCATCATCCGTAAGGACTTGGACAACGGGAAGTTCCAATTTCCCGCACCCATCCCGCTGAAAAGGGCGTTGGTGGATATGTTGGATGACCATGTAGACGAGCGCTACTATCTGCCTGACGACAAGGTAGCGGCTATGATCACCCCCCCCGCTACGACAGATCAGTAACACAATCCGCACAAGCGGAAGAGGTTCAACAGACCGTCACTGCTGGGACTTGCTCACTTGCCGGCGCGAAGCTGAGTAAGAAGGGCACCCAATTTGATGGGTACTGTGATACGGCGCTAACCTTGTTGGCCCGTGACTATAAAGGGTTCGGAAATCAACAGATGACAGGAGTTGTGGAACGACATGAAAATCGTATGTGAGCGGCGATGTGACGAAGGTGTCCGGTTCTTCAAGGATAATGTATGTGGCACTATTCGCACCATTGACGGGGGGGGGACAAAAGAGTGATTGAGAAAGCTGAAAGCATTCGAGTTCGTAAACTGACCCAACTGGAAGCATGGCGGCTTATGGGCTTCGAGGATGAGGATTTCTACAAGGCGCAGGCTGCGATGAA